GGTGTCGTTGTCCAGCGCGCTGATCCAGATCTTTTTCGGGATGGCGTTGAGGTCGCGTACCGTCTGGGCTGAATGGTTCATCGCCGACGTGCCCTCTGTCCTGGCGATGGTCATAGCCTGACCCTTGTACGCTCCCACCCTGATGATCGACTGCACCTCGCGCACGATGTCTCGCCCGCTCCACCCCTCGGCCAGGCCTTCCGCTACCCGCTTCTCGATCTTCTTGCGTTGCGTGTTTGTGATCTCCATCCAGTCGGGGATCTCGCGACGCTTCAGATAGTTGATGATGTCCTCCTGCACCTCGGGCGGCATCTCGACGAAGATGTCTGGCGTGCCGGGGTATCGCTCGAAGAACTCATCCCGGTTCGCACGTCGGATCGGCTCCCGCTGGGACACAAAACTAGACGCCACCAGTTCGTCTGGCTCGGGCATCTCGATTCCAAGCTGTGTCATCTCCAGCTTGTTCCCGGCCAGCATCGCGGTGATGATCGCCGGGCTGACATGCTGAACCCACAGGTCCACGTCGGCGTCGACCCACAACTCGTCGGCGATGAACGGCTGGTCTGTGCGCAGCATCCCCTCCATCCGCTCGCCAGCACGCACCGCCATCTTCTCGAAGTAGAGGCCGATGGCGAGCGTGATGTTTTCCTCTTGGGCGTTGCGCACCTGCTTCCACGCCCTGAACACTCGCTCCATCCGCCGAGCCTGCCAGACCGACCGGGGCGTCAGGATTCCCCGTCGTCCTCGTTGCCTTTCTCCAGCAGGGCGTGCCAGTCCTTCCGCGTGCAGTTCCCCTCCCGTGGGTCGCAGCACTTTGGCTTTGGCTTCTTGGACTGCTTGACCGTTTGAGCCTCGCCCGTTCCCTCGGACATCGAACCCGTCACCGCGCCTTCCAGTTTCGCCATTGGTCTTCGCTCCGTTGCGTGATGGTCTGAGTGTGAACCGTGCCGCCTCGTTTTCTTCCATGTCCTCGATGGCTTCATCGGGGTCATCTGTCTCGTCGCCCGCCGGGTTGTCGTCGGCGATGTCGTCGCTGATCTCGTCTTCCAAGGCGGTGCCGCCCACCGGCTGAACTCCCAGCGGGATGTACGCGCTGTCTGCTGCCCGGTCTTCAATCGGCTCGCGGCCACGCTCTGACCGTCGCTCGTTGGGCGTGATCGCTCCCATCGCCCAGTCCAACTTGGTCTCCTCCCGCTCCATCTCCGCGTCGGCTGGTCGGGCGTCGTCGAACCAGATCCGCAGCCCCTCGCCGAACCTGGGGGCCAGCTTCTCGTTCATGATCCCAGCAAGCAACGACAGCAGCGGGTTCACCGTCGACTCGCAGAATATCAGGTTGGCCCCGTAGATCGTCGAGCGGTTCACGTCGGTCGTGATACCGGCGATGACCTTGGGCACGCCGTGCAACGCCAGCACCTGATCACGCACCTGGTCGATGGTGTCAGGGAAGTCCATCTCGCTCGGCTTCATGCTGAACGGGCTGACCTTCATCCCAGGCGGTGCAATCATCGGCTCGCCCGCTCGGGCCGTCCCGCCGTACCGGGCGATGAACCTGTCTTTGACTGCACGCAGCACGTCGGGGTCGGGCTTCGCGTACTGCTCTGGATCCAGCTCGATGGACACGCTGGGCAGCGGGCCGTTCTGGAACGTCTGCCACCGGGCGGCTTCGATGCTCTCGCTGTTGTCGATCCACTCGCTGCCTGCCTCGGTCGGGCTGTGTGCCTGCTCTTTGCCCATCGGTGACTTGTGTTTGCCGGTGATGATCTGGTCAGCCGGGATCAGGCTCTTGCGTCGGGCGTCGCCGTCCGGCGTCACCTCGTATCCCAGCAGCGAGCCTTCCTTGTCGTACTTCGGCTGCACCCACTGGGTCGGCAGCACCCACAACTCGCCAGGGAGTCCGGCGTTGTTGGGAATGACCCACCAGTAGAACTGGCCCGTGAGTTGCCAGAACATGACGGTTTCGTAGATGAACGTCCCCCACCAGTCCTCGGGGTTGACCGCGTGCAGCAGCCGCAGCAGCGGGTGCCCATCGGCCACCGGCTCCAGGTCTTCGTGCGCCTGCATCACCGAGCCGTACCGCTGGCGGATGTGCTGACGCTGGGAGACGGTCAGCCGCTGCCGTTCCTCGTCGTCGTCGGTGGTGATCCGGCTGACGTTCGGGAACGCCTCGGCGATCTTGTAGCAGATGCGGCTGATGGCGACGTAGTTCCAGAGCCGGTAGTGACGCACCATCTCGGCGTCGCTGCCTTCGTCTGGCCCACCGCCCAGGCCCATAATCGACCCGTAGCCGCCGCCGCCCTGTCCCATGCCGAGGCGGTCGTACACCGTGGGGATCGCGGCCTGCAACTGAGCGGCCAGGATCTCATTGTCGCGCTGCAATGTCCGGCGGGTCTTCAACCAATTCCACATCAGCGGAGCCTCCAGCCCAACTCGTCGCACAGCATCCCAGCCGCACGGTACACGCCAGCCAGCACTCGATCATTGTACCGGCGGTCGAGAATCAGACCAACCCGATTTAGCCGACCGTCCGGTTCGACGAACTCATCAGCCACCAGCAGCTTCAGCACACCAGCCAGCGGGCCGCACTCGATCCGGCGGCGGTGCATCCGGCAGGCCGGGTTCTCGCACCATTGCTCGGTCGGTGCAATCTGTCGCCTGGGTTGCCTGCACGCACGGCACGGTCGCTGCCCGATCCGGTGTGGCTGCACCAGCCCGGCCCGATAGGATCCGTCTTCCCCATCGTCGAACATCGCCTCGGTCAGCCGCACCCGCATAAGGTGATGGCTGGCGATGCGGCTGATCGGTTCGGCGAACCGCAACAGGACGACCGACCCCCGCAGATCATCGGGCAGGTGGGCCGTGTCCCGGCGTACTCGGTCGTCTACGGAAGCGGACGGCATGGCCGCATCCTATCGGCCACACCGCCAGCCGGTCAATGTGTTGTGGGCCGGTCGGCGGTTGCGCGTGGCTTGGTCTATCTTTACCCGGCGCAGTTGGCTTCCTCGACAGCCTCGTAGGCGGAACGGAGCAGGTTGATCTGGGCCGCCTTCTCGTCGTCGGTCTGGAGCCACTCTCTGACTTGATTCTCTGTGGCATCCAGCTTGTCGAGGTCGCCTTCCCGGATGGCTTCGGCTACGGCGTTCAAGAAGTCACTGATGTCGCGAAGGTCGTTCATCGTTTCTCTCCTGGTCAGGCCCGGCGGCGGTGTGCCGCCGGGCGGGTGGTTGGTGGTCTTTAGCTGCAACCGAATCCGGCGGCGAACCGCTTGGCTTCCGCGTAGCAGGCTTCGGCCTTCTCTTTGTACTTCTCGAATCCGCCTGCCGCCTTGAAGAACTGCGACGCGACCACTTTGCTTCCGGTGTAGATGGTCACCCGGTAGCCAGGGATGCACTCGGTTCCAATAAACTCGGCGTGTGTTGCTCGTTGAGTCGTCATCGTTTCTCTCCTGGTCAGGCCCGGCGGCGGTGTGCCGCCGGGCGGGTGGTTGGTTGTCGGTTACTTGGTGGTGCAGGCCGCACGGCCCGCGTCATTTATCTTGAAGTAAGTGGTGATATAGCTAAGAGCTTCTCCGTTGTCACGGGTAATATGGAACTCCTTTTCAACAATGTCAACCAGCCCCTTGCGTACCAGTGCCTTGCAACTTCCGGTGTTGCAAGAGTTCCTGGTTTCGTTCCTGGTGGCGTTGGCGTTGGCGTTCAGGTAGTTGAGGGCTTTGGTCTGGGTGGCGGTTATCGTTGTTTTGGTCGTCATGGTTTCTCTCCGGTCGGTGTTAGTTGTCGTGTTCTCCATGTCCACAGTATCGGCTATTGCAGAGCGTAACGCAAGGCCAAGGGCAACAATCTGGAAAGTTTCTGGTCATCTGTCAACAGGCTGTTGACACGCTGTCAACAGTTGTTGACACGCTGTCAACAGTCTGTTGACACGCTGGCGGATCCGGCCACGCCGACTTATGCCGACTTCTGCGAACTTCTGCCATGTTCCCTAGAACGCTCCGGCCTCGACCCAGGCGGCCATCGTCGACAGCGGAGTGCGGACTGCCTGGAACAGATACGCCACGGCGTCCGACTTGTCAGGCGACCGGCCCAGCTTCTCGCGCAGCGTGCGACCGTTGAACGTCTGACCCGGTCGGCGGTCCTTCGGTTGCAGTCCGAACTTCAGCCCGTCGCTCCCACGCCAGAGCTTCTCATGCGCCACCAGTTCGTCGAGCAGTTCTCGGTCGTCCGGCAACGCGAACGCCTCGCCGTGCTGGGCTGGATCCAGGCGGTCGGCGAGCTGGGCGTACATCTCAGCACGCCGGTTCGAGCAGCGGTGCTTCTCCTCCATCGGCGTCGCGTTGCCCCGCATCTCCAGGACCCGCACCCCCTGCTCGGCCAGCC